AAAGAAAGGCGTCTTTTAACTAATTTTTTTTAAAAAGGACAACAGTGAGGCAACGCATTGTTAACATTATCAACCCTATTGAAGCTGCTAATCTGTCCCGTTTTGTTGGGTACATTGATTTTACTGACCATCGGTTGGATAATATATTGGGGACTATCCAAGGCATTGCTAATGTTAGTGTATTGGCCCCGTCTTACGTGCGAGTGGAAGAAAACAAAAGCGGTCATCCTTGGCATATAGATCAAGGTAACAACGGGCATATGTCTTGGTGTAATTATTCTGCAAGTATTTTATTGACTAGCCCAGACAAGTTTAAAGGCGGGGGTTTTTACTTTGACGGAGACAAAGAGCCTACATTTCACTATTGTGATTTATTAATGTATGATAGCCATGCTAAAAACCGACATTGCGTAAAACGTAATTCTGGCGGGAGAAAGGCATTGATAATGTTCTTTGCAAGCAAATGAAAGAAGAAGTAGTTAATCTTACTATTCCGTATGCTCCTAGGCCTTTGCAGCAAGACCTGCACATGAATTCTACAAGATTTAAGGTATTAGTATGTCACAGGAGATTCGGCAAAACCGTTTGGGCAATTAACCAAGCTATTGCTCGTGCTATTGAATGTTACGGTAACGGCCTTAAAAACCCACGAGTTGCTTATATTGCTCCTTTATTAAAACAAGCACGTACAGTTGCTTGGGATTACGCTAAAGAATTTCTTTCTACTATGCCGGGATATAAACCAAACGAAGGTAACTTGCATATTGATTTTTTAAACGGCTGTAGGCTTAACCTATATGGATCGGACAACCCAGACGCTGCTCGTGGAATTTATTTAGATGATGTAGTTTTGGACGAATACGCACAGATGTCACCTAAAATGTGGTCTGAAATTATACGTCCGGCATTATCAGACAGACGAGGAACAGCTAGTTTTATAGGCACGCCTAAAGGCAAAAATAATTTTTTTGATATTTATGAACGGTCAATCAAAGATGAGTCTGGTCAATGGGCAGGGTATTTATATAAAGCTTCTGACACTGGATACGTTGATGCAGGAGAATTAGTTTTTGCTGCTGGAGATATGTCTGAGGAAGAGTACGCCCAGGAATATGAATGCTCTTGGGAAGCAGCTATTAGGGGCGCGTATTTTGGAAAAATTATGGAAAGGCTTACAAAGAAAAATCAAGTTACCTCTGTTCCTTATGAAAGTTCTGTTCCTGTAATAACAAGTTGGGATTTAGGAATAGATGACATGACTGCAATTTGGTTCTGTCAATTAGTAGGCAAAGAGATAAGATTAATTGATTACTACGAAAGTTCGGGTGTTGGATTAAACCACTATGTGCAAGTGTTGCGAGAAAGAGATTACACATACGGGGACCATTATCTGCCCCATGACGTTCGCGTCAAAGAAATGTCTTCTGGAAAATCTCGCCTAGACGTTCTTCGTTCATTAGGTTTAACGCAAGTACGAGTTGTGCCAAAGGTTGGTTTAGAAGACGGCATTAACGCTGTAAGAACAATACTTCCTAGATGTTGGTTTGATGAACAAAGTTGTAACCGGGGCGTAGAAGCGTTGCGACAATACCGCACAGATTACGATGACAGGACGCAAACATTTCGCAATCGTCCTTTGCATGATTGGACTTCGCATCCGTGTGACGCTTTTCGTTACCTTGCTATTTCGTTGCGTGATCCAATTGACCCAGCTTCTGTCCCGCAATTAGCCCAACAAGACTATGACATTTTTGATCCTATGGGCCATGACAATCATATTGTTGGGTCAAACGATTGGGTTCCTTGGTGATTAGACCAATGACACTGGACGATATGCCAGATTTAATACGAATGGGAAAAAAATTTTACGAAGAGTCCCCAGAATACAAACGGTTTTCTTTTAATGAAGACAAGTTGCATACACTAGGGCATTGGGCAATTACAGAACCAGATAGCATATGTATTGTATATGACAAAAATGGTATACAAGGAATGATGTACGGAATGGTACACGAACAATATTTTTCTTTAGACAAGTCAGCCGGAGAACTTTTTCTATTTGTAAGCCAAGATCGCAGAGGCGCATTAATTGGAAAACGACTAGTTTCTGCGTTTGAAGCTTGGGCGCATAGCATGAATGCTATTGATATTCGGGTAGGAGTGTCCGCAGGTATCACGCCTGATAGAGTTGTTGGTTTTTATAAGGCTTTAGGTTACACTAGCAATGCAACAATGTTAAGGAAGGAATTATAACATGGGTGGTTTGCTTTCTGCACCAGCAGCAGCACCAATGCCTGCGCCACTACCTGCTCCAGTGGCTCCGCAAAAATCTGACGCAGATATTATGGCATCGCGTGAAAACGAACGAAAACGAAGGTTAGCAGCGGCTGGTAGGCAATCTACTGTTCTTACATCAGGAGAAGGTGTCAAAGAAGAAGCTGCTGTAGTTAAACCAACATTGTTAGGTACGTAACGTGTGCGGCGGCGGCAGAAGTCCAGCACCAGCACCACCACCAGCACCTGTTAAGGCTCCAGCTAGTCCTTTAATAAGGTCGCAATACGATGGATCAAAAAAAAGAAAACGAACAGCAGGTATTTTAACGTCTGCTGAAGGTGTGCTTGGAACTGCTCCAGTAAACAAAAAAACTTTATTAGGAGGCTAGTTGTGCTAATGCGAGGTTATTCAAAAACAGTTATTAGCGAGAATGTAAAAAAACTAAAATCTCGCAAACAAAAAACACACAAAACCGCTGTGGCTATAGCTATGCGAAAAGCTGGCAAATCCAAGCCTAAGACATCTTCGTATTAAAGGAACTATTTAATGCCAATAAAACCAGAGCAATACATAGCCCGTCTTGAAAAATTAGAAGGAGACAGGCGCAACTGGGATGACCATTGGCAAGAAATTGCAGAAGTTGTTTTTCCGCGCAGGGCTGACTTTAATAAAGAAGTTACTCGTGGCGAAAGAAAAAATACTAAAATTGTAGATTCTACTGCTGTTATTGCTAATGAACTATTGGGTGCGGGTCTCCACGGTATGTTAACAAACCCAGCGTCTAAATGGTTTAAGCTTCGCATGACTGATAGCCAAATGATGGAAGACGATGAAGTTAAAAAGTGGCTAGAAGAAGTAGAGCGAAGAATGTACATCGCTTTAAATAATCCAAGAGCGCAATTTTCCTCGCACATTCACGAGTTATATTTAGACATGACTGCGTTTGGAACAGGAGCTATGTTTGTAGGAGAAGACCCAAAAACAGGAGATTTAAATTTTTCTACTAAACATTTAAAAGAATGTTATTTAGCAGAAAACACACAAGGATTTATAGATACTATATATCGCAGGTTTGAGTTTACTGCACGACAAATTGTACAAAAATGGGGAATTGAAAAAGCATCTAGGGATGTAAAGGCTGCTTTTGACAAACAAGAATTTGACACAAAGTTTGTTATTATTCACGCCGTGCAACCAAGATCAGATTTTATACACGGTTCATTGGCGCGACAAGATATGCCAATTGCTTCTGTGTATATTATGAAAAACGAAAAACACATTTTAGAAGAAGGCGGGTTTGAAGAAATGCCTTACGTTGCACCCCGTTGGGCAAAAGTGAGTGGAGAAACTTACGGCAGGGGACCGGGAGTTAGCAATTTACCTGACATTAAAATGTTACAAGAAATGTCAAAAACAGTTTTAAAGGCTGCACAAAAAATTGTTGATCCTCCTTTGCAAGTTCCAGATGACGGTGCGCTAAATCCAGTAAAGACAGTTCCTGGAGGATTAAACTTTCGTAGAGCCGGGTCAGACCCTATAACACCGCTTCAAACTGGCGGCAATATTCCTATTGGATTAGAGCTATTAAATGACGTAAGGATGCGTATTAGGCAGGGTTTCTACATAGATCAACTACAGCTACAGCAAGGTCCGCAGATGACCGCTACAGAGGTCTTACAACGTCAAGAAGAAAAACTACGTATGATGGGGCCAGTATTGGGGCGTTTGCAATCTGAGTTGTTAGGACCAATGGTGGAGCGTGTCTTTGGTTTAATGCTACGGCGAGGAAAATTGCCACCGGCTCCAGAAATTTTAGCTGACGCAGAATATGACATTGAATATGTTTCGCCGCTTGCAAGAGCGCAAAAACAAGCAGACGCAAATGGTCTATTACGTGTGTTTGAAATTGGTTCACCTATTATACAAATGCAACCCGAATCTGCCCAGATTATTAATGGAGAGGACACGATTCGCTGGTTAGGAGATATGTTTGGTGTGCCAAATAGTCTCTTTAAATCACGCGAAGATATGGAGCAGATGAGGCAACAGCAGCAACAAGAGCAGCAGTTGCAGCAAGGGTTACAAACCGCACAACAAGGGTTGCAAGCAGCCCAGCAAGGTGCGGATGTCCTTGATACAGTAAACAAAATGGAACAATGACCACAGCAAAACTGAGACAACGACAAGAAGAATATCAGATTGTGTTTGGTACAGAAGAAGGAAAACGGGTCTTGCGAGACTTAGTTTCCCATTCGTTTGCCTTGGATTCAACTTTTGACCCAGACCCGCACACAACTGCATTTAACGAGGGTATGAGGAATGGAATATTACGTATTCTTTCTATCCTACATTACAAACCCCAAGATTTTTTAAAATTGCCTACTGGAGTAGAAACTAATGAGTATTGATGTAACTGAAGAAACTGTAACAGAAGTCCCAGTTGAAGGATTGTCTAACCAATCAAATGAAACTGCTTCTCAAAACAGCGAATCTTGGCAAGACGCATTGTCGGAAGATTTGCGGGGCAATGCAAATTTAGAAAAATACACCTCAGTTGATTCTTTGGCAAAAGGATATATCAACGCAACTTCAATGTTAGGTAAAGACAAAGTGTTAAAACCTAGCAATGAAGATGAATGGAATGAATTTTACAAAGAAATGGGGCGGCCAGAAGATGCATCAGGATATGAGTTTAATTCTTTTGATGCGCCAGAAGGGTACGAAATTGACGAAGGGTTAGTTCAAAATTTTCGTAATGCCGCACACGGTGCAGGTTTGTCTTCAGAGCAAGCTAAAACTCTTTATGATTGGTATACCTCTAACAATGTAGAGCAATTTGACCAAATGGTACAAAACACTGAACAGCAATTAACAGATACTGAACAGGCTATGCGTAAAGAATGGGGCAATGCTTATGATCAGAAAATGGGAACGGCTATACGTGCTGTAAGAGAATTTGGTGGTGACGAACTTGTAGAAGAATTAAACGCAAGCGGTCTAGGCAACAACCCTAAGCTAATAAAGGCATTTGCGTTAGCGGGAGAAAAAATTAGTGGCGACACTCAATTAGCTGGCACAACAGCAGGAGCAATGACCCCAGCGCAAGTTAAAGAACAAATAGCATCAATACAAAATGATCCTAAATTTTACGACACAGAAAATTTAGAACGTCCAGCTATGGTTAGAAAAATGCAAAACTTAATGGAAGAATTGCATGGAACTACACAAACACAGAGTATTTCAATTGGATAA